GTCTTGTAATGGGGAAATTACAGTATTATTAAAAAGCTCGAAAAGCTCCCTTACTTCTTTAGAAGATCCGAGAGATCCGGATACTTGTACTCCTGCAAGTAGAGCCGGTATCGAGTGAGCTGTTAATATATCTTGCCTTTTCTTTGTGTCTAGTGCGATAAAATCTCCTTTATTATCGAGCTCTAGTTTATGAACTGATGTTTTACTTTGCTCCCCTTCGTTGTATTGTGCGAAGATACCGTATCGATCCTTACTTCTTTTTGTAAAGGTATTTATTAAGGCTTTTAAGTGCTCCTCCTGCTTCTCGGTACTCATTCCGTCAGTATTAAAGAACTCGAAAAATAAACGAGGAAAAAAGTCCGACTCCAGTCGGTCTAAATTATGTCTCGAAATTTCAAAACCTATTTTTTGAGCAAGTAAAGAAGCGACGGAGGAAGGCAGGCCGTAATAAAAACGGCCGGTACTATATTCTTTTAAATGTATTACACATCGCTCCGCGCCGTCGATCTCTTTCCATTCTGTAAAATCTCCAGCGTAAAGCGGAAGCTCGATTACTTCGACCTTCGATCCATATCCTCCAGCTTGAGACCAATCGGAACAAAAGCCGACCGTAAAAGTATCCTCTCTCTTTATTAGGAGTCCGGTAGTCGCGTCGTGATGGATAACGTAAAAGAACCTCTCTCCGTCAGGAAGAGCACCTCTTACGAGCTCTGTATATCCATTTCCGACCGTTTCGATATCTAGGATCGCTTTACCGAGTATATCTTTTATCGTTTCCCCTTCCGGATTAACGGAAGATATAAAAGCTTCGACCGTATCGAGCTCCTCCTCCGATATCTCCTCCTTCGCGGATTGATTTCTTTTAATAAGAGATCCGGCCTTACCTCTTTCGACGGTAAGAGGCTCTCGAAGAGCCCATCTTTTTTTAGCTCTTATCGCTCCTCTATGCTCCGGAACTACTTCCGCAAATAAAGAGAGCTCGATCGCGAAATTATTATAAGAAGTAAAGAACGGTATTACCGGAAGCTTCGAAGAGGCCGACTTAATATCAGCTTCCTTTACCTCCTCCGGTATTGGTGATCCCTTTAAAAAACCAAAAGGAAGGAAGTTTAATACTCCCTTCCTTTTTTGTTTCTTATCTTCTATATTTTCGCTTTTAAGATTCATTTTCTTTTTCTTCTTTATCCTTTTCCTTTTTCGAGGACTTCGGTTTTTTCTCTTCTATCTCCGGAGCCTCTTCGAGTTTATCGATAAAGCGAATATCTCCGCTCTCGTATAATCTCTTAAGATCTATATCCGTACATTCTCCGAGTTTTAAACCGTTGGTAAAAGTATTATTTTTACCTTCCTTTACTTTGTAGCGCATAAGATAAGAAAATTTATTAAGCAAGAGGAATTACTCCGGAGTATTCGCGAGCAAGCTCGAAAGCGATACCGGTTAAAGTAACCGTATATTCGTTTGGATCTGCGGTCGGATCTGCTCCTGTTTGCTCGCTTGTGGCTGCTGCTACTTGTAACCCTCTGCAAACAAATTTACTACAGTCCTCATTATAAGATACTCCTAATGTCCATTGTTTACAGTTATTATCAACTACGATCGCCAAAAGTCCGCAATTACATTTTAAAAGTTGCTGTATCGCATTTCGCGACGTTTGATCCATCTTAGGAACAGTTAAAGTAACCGTTTGCTCTAGGTATAAATTTGGGGCTTCGCCTGCGAACTCTCCGCGATATCCGAGAGAGTCTCTTTTTACTCCAAATTGATAAAATCCGGTAACTCCTCCGGAGGCGATAAGATTTATCGCTATCGCGGAAAGCTCTCCATTACCTAAAACAGTAAAAGCCGGATTATCCAACCAATCGCAAGGAATAAGGTATAAAGTATCCTCGTTTCCTCCGATGGAGTTTATGTTACAAGGGAGTGTAAGTCCAGAAGTTAAACACATGGTTATTAAATTTTATTGATTAAAGGGAGGAGGAGTACCGAGTAGCTCTCCTCCCTCGAAAGATTTATTTATACAGCGTAAACGATTAGCTCAGGGTGTGCTACGTTAAAGCCTTGCTTAAAGTAAGCTTCGATCTTATGTAATTTAGAGTCCACATCGAAACGTATCGAGAAGCTTGTCTCCTCTCCGGTGATATCGGTAGCCATTGTAAGCGTACGGTTATGTGCTAAAATTACGCGGTGAGTATCCGGATTACCGAGAGTAGCGTCGCAAGCGTCGAACTGCGAGCACTTGATAAGTAAGATACCATCGTACCGAAGCTCTAAAATTCCGTCTTGCAAAGTACTCCAGCTATCGCAGCAATTAGGATTACTTTGTAGATATTTTTTATAGTTGTTCCAGATTGACTTACTTACAAATAAGACCTTATCGGAGGCCGGTACATCGTCGAGTATATCCGTTTGAGCGTCGATTACTTCCTCTAAGATAGTAACCGAAGCACCAGCCGCGAGAGGAGCTCCGGAAAGAGCATCGACCGCAGGAGGAGTAAGACCGGCCGTAATATCCGCTTCGATTTGCTTAATCCAGCCGTTGCATTGTGCGAAGAAAGGTAAAACGGAGTCCGTATTACCAAACCAAGACAATTTCCAAACATCATTTTTAAAGCCTTGACGAACTCGCTCAATCCAATAATTTAAAATCGCTTGACCGGTCGGAGTCTCGTTTAATTGGTAGATCCCTTCCTCGTTTCCGAGCATATCCTCGAAGCAAGTATCGAAGAATTCATCCGTACATAATTCGAGCTGGATTTTTTCTTTACATACCTCAATTTCTCTTTGAGTGATAGCCATACTTCCGGAGGGAGTCCATCCGCAGCCGGTATTTTTTTGTACGATATTGGAAAGAGCTCCGGCAAAGTACATTACCGCAGTACGCTTTACATTCCGCATAATTTTGTAAAAAGCTCCTCCGATAATGTTATCGGATACAAAAGCCGGAGCTAAAAAAAGCTCGTTTGCTTTTTCAGATTCTAAGTCGAACGAGACCGGCTCTCTGATATCTGTAAATCCTGCCATTTTATTAAAATTTATTGTTTGTTTTAAAAATTGATTGACTCCCGATATTATCGGATATTATTATAAGGATCTGTACTTCCTTCCGTAACCGTATTCGGATCGAAGAATAAAACCGCGCCCGAAGTACAACCGCTTACCGTTTCTATTGAGTAATCAATACGGTAAGATCCGGTCGAAGGATCTAGAGTCGCAGTACTTATTACAATCGGAGCGGTAGCGTCTCCGGATCCCGCGATAATTGTAGGATTAGGCACGTCGGCATCTTTTACCAGAATAGAGACTCCGGTAACAAGTACGATCGAGTCTCCGTCAGCTAAAAAGCTTTTATCCGTAATAGTAAGCTCCTCCGCGCCTGGGTTGAATGTAAATTCAAAATTTGCAGCGCATAATTCAGAGTCGCAACAGCCGCAATTAACTCCGGAAGTCATTTTAACCGCGTTCAAAGGATTTGCAAAGTAATTCATAATTTAAGAATTTTTCTTTTTGAAGTGTTTTTTACCTAAAGTATCGAAGGCTTCGTACTGCCGTTCGAGTCGAGTTTTTTCTTTAAACTCCTCTTTATTTTCTGTAATCGGAGCTTCCTCCTTTGCCGGAGCTTTTATCGTAGCTTTTCCGATTAGTTTTAAATTGGCTCTTTTGAGCTTTTGGATTGTTTGCTCGTTTCCGGATACGTGCTCTTTCATAAGGTCGAGCTCCGCTTTAAGGATCTCAAGAGAAGAGGATAACTCCTCCAGCTCTTCGGAGTGCTCCGTATCTTTTCCGGTATTAAAGGCGGTAAGATCCGCTTTTAACTGCTTAAACAACTTGGAGAGCTTCCCCTCTGGAGTCTCCTCTTTACGTACAAGCTTGTACGAGGCTTTTAAAGAACTCATAAAAGCGGATAAAGCAGAGAAGGAGGTATTACGGAGCTCTTCCTCGTTTTGTTGGATCTCTTCCGCTTGCTCTTCTTCTTCCTCTGGATATTCGCAACCGTCCAGCCTTCCGGCTTCTACTAAAGCGGATACCTCAACTCCTAACCATTCAGAAAGGGAGGTAAGAGTCTCGATAGTAGGACAATTATCGGAAGAGTCGAGGATACCGGATAAATCAATATCCAGAGCCTCCGCTCCGGTAATTACCGCTTCTTCCGTTGTAATACCGTTCGCTTCCGCATAAGTAGAAAGAGCGGTATTTACGGCTTCGGATAAATTCGCTCCGAGCTTTTCGATCTTAGGTAATTCTTTATTTAATTTTTCCATATCTTCAGATAAAGAGAGGTTTAAAAATGTGCCGGCAAAGTTTAAGCGCATAGCGTTTTTATTTGCAGGTATATCAACGATCGAAACCTCTTGCAATACGCTTCTTTTAATTGTCGGTCTTGTTTGATCTGCTAGAATTAAATCCGGATCATTACTTAATTCGATAACTCCTATACCAATAGAGGCAGCGTTTAACATACCTTGTTGAATTTTGGAGATCATTTTTTTACCGAGATCGTCGGAAGTATCGATTACCGCGTCCATTAAAAGACGGTTTTTATCGTCTTTTCTGATATTATCCCATCTTCCGACCGGAAGGAGATCCGTTTTACCGGTGTAATCATCGCTCCGGTGATGGTTAAATAACATTACCGGATTCTTCTCGAATTCGGAGAGATCAATACCTTCAGTAAGTACTCGATATCCGTATTTATTTACGGACTCATCGGATACAACAAAAGTAAAAGTATTTTTTTTCTCTTTATTCATACAGCAATAAAACGAAGCTTTTTTTACTCTCGCAATACCTTAGCAATTACATTTAATTAAATTTTTTACATTTTATCAATTAAAACCGCTTTTTTTTGTCCGTATCTCTTTTTAAATTCTAACAGCTCCGAGAAGGATACGGTATCTATTAAGCAAGAGTAAGCCGTCTTTATGCCTCTTACGATACCTAACATAAGAAGGTAACCGATCTCGCGAGGATTATATCCGCAGTCCGGAAAGAGCTCTAAAAGCTCGGAGGGAGTCTTTAAATTTTCGATCATTATTTATTATTTATAATTTGTAATACTCTTTGCACCTTGTAAAGAGTTTCGGATCTACACTTACCACAACTTCGGGAGGTCTTTACTCCGGTATATCTTTCGAAGATATTTATTATCTCCTCTTGCTCCTCCTTAAAGAACTTTCTCCGGAAGAGCTTATTAAGGAGCTCGATATCCTCTTCCGTAATTTTATCCGCAAGGTCTTTTATTAACATAGCTTTATATTAAAGAGAGCGGAGGCCGTCGAGCTCTATTCTCGTAAGTTGAACGGATTCGAGCTCTTGTGTATCTAAAATTACTCTTTGCGTAAGTTGAGTATCCCTTATAGCTAAAGCTAAATTATTAGCGGCTTTTACTTCGTTTCTTACTTCGGATATTAACCCGAGTAAATTACTCTCCGCAGATGAATTTACATTCCCTAGAATGGGAGAAGAAATATTACCTAGTAATCCTCCATGCTGAAAAAGTGGAGCTCCTCCTCCGGCTTCGTTTATACTGGATAGCAGAGGAAGAAAGCGAGAAGTACTCCTCCTATTTATTATCGCTTCTCCTCCTTCGGCTTCTACGATCCGAGATCCTCCGACTCGTACCGGAATTCCTCCGGATTCGTGAGAGGCTCCGTTAAGGATACCTCCTCTCGCGAATTTCTGCGAGGATATTACCGCTATCTCTGCGACTGTTTGAGCTGCTGCAAGTGCTACAAGAATAGCGGTAGCTACTCCGTAATCTCCCTTCGGTACTTCCGCTATTATTTTCACAATCGCTAAAGCTCCATTAATTAAAGCCGTTGCTATCGCTCTTTTTTGCTCTCTCTTCCTAAAATCTTGGTCGATCTTATCTTTTTTAATTGCGAGAGCTGAGGTAATACGTTCTTCTTCGGCTGCGTTACCTTTTACGAGCTCTAGCTCTCTCGCTGCTGCTTCTTCCGCTTTTGTTATTTGTCTGTTTCTCCTAGCTTCGTCGAATTGTGCGATAATTTCTATCGTTTGGAGAGCGGTATCCGCTATAAATTGGGCTTGCTCCGCTCTCTCCGCTTTTTCGTTTTCGAAGTCAGCCTCCCGAAGCTCTCTTTTTTTAGCGAGTAATTGCTCTTCGAGTGCGAGCTCTTGCTCGATCGATAAATTATCCAGCTTTAAAGCCTCTTCGAGCGTCTTTATCTGTATCGCGAGAAGCTCTTTACTTAGCTCCTTCTCTATATTTATAGTCTCGGAGGCTGTCGCTTCTCTGGAGAGTATCTCTTTATCCGCTCTTACTCTTGCTTGTCTTGCTTGGAACTCTCCGGATCCGATAAGAGCCTCCGATAAATCCTTCGCTCTTTGCTCTCTGTCTGCGGCTGCTTTACGATCTTGAACGTCCAGATCTCGAGATAATTTCTCTTGAGCTTTTAACTCTTCCTCTTTCTCCTTCTTACGAGCTTCGATACGTGCCTCGATAGCTTCTTTATCTTTTACAACTTGTAGTAGTATCTCCTTATCGAGCTCATTATTTAAAGCTTGCTCCTCTTGTAAAATAAGCTTATTATAATCCTTTTGTAATTTCAGATCTTCGGCTCTTCTTTTCTCCGCATCTTTTAAGGCTTTTTTTGCGGCTTCTTCTCTTTGCGCGATCCGCTCCTCCTCCCCTTGTCGCTCTTTCTCTGTTTTTTCCTTCTCTAATTGATCGGCTTGAG